TGGTGGCAGCGTTGAGATCAAGGGCAATACTGTAATTAGAGGACAGTTAACTATTGAGGATGGAGACATCCTGAGCCTTAATACACAAAATTTAGTTGTAGAAAACAAACAGATAGAATTAGCAAACACCGGAGACACGGCAACAAACTCCGATGCTGTAGCAGATGGCGGCGGAATAGTCCTTAAAGGTCCAGCAGGAAATATTGATCATATATTGCTTTGGTCAAATCTAGGTTTAGCATCAACAGCAAGAACGCCAACACTAGCAGCTCAGGCTTGGACTTCATCGGAACACATGAACCTTGCAACAGGCAAGGCATTTAAGATTAACGGTGTGACTGTGTTAGATGGATCATCATTAGGTGCAGGAATTACGAGCATTCCAGGTGTAACATCCTTTGGTACACAGAATGTTGTTAACATTGGTAATTCACCTCCAACTGCCGACTTTAAATTAGAAACTGATAGCGGTAGCGGCCTGCCTAGAATTACCACTTTAATTTCAAACAGCGATCTAGAAATAGCACCAGATGGAACAGGTAATGTTGTACTAATAGGCAGTCCTAAGATTACAGGACTGGCTGATCCTACCAATGCGCAGGATGCTGCAAGTAAGGAATACGTTGATAACACCATTGAAACTAGAAGTTTGTCATTCTCAATGGATCTAACAGACGGTAAACCAAACAGTTATATAGCGGGAACAATACTAGCACAACTTGCTCCTGCCGCAGAATATAGAAACGGTACACAGGCAAGAATACTCTGTACAATATTATCAAATTCAACAACCAGTTTAGAAATTAATCCACTAAGAAGCGAAACAACAGTTGAGTTTAATGCAACTGCCGGCGGAACTGCCTTCGGTTTAACCAATCTTGCATTCAGCACAGCATCACTACCAGCACCAACGATTACCACAGTGAGAGTCATTAAGACATTCCAGTTGGCGGCCGGCGCCTGGACTTTTGTTTCTGAAGTGGCACTACCATAGGATTATTAGGAGCGCAATATGGCATATGTAATTAATAGGAGTGATGGAACAGCGTTTACCACGCTACAGGATTCCACACTTGATACAACATCAAGTCTCACACTTGTAGGAAGAAACTACATTGGTTATGGCGAAATCCAGAATGAAAATTTCCTATTCCTATTAGAAAATTTTGCAAATACAACTGCTCCGACTACTCCAATAAGTGGACAACTGTGGTTTGATACGGACTCCAATGTGCTTAAGGCCTATGATGGAGCCAAGTGGGTTGAAGTTGGATCAGCAGCCATATCAGCAAGTCCTCCAGAGAATCCGCCAGCCGGAGCCTTTTGGTTTAAGAGCGGTACAAACACTCTTCATACGTGGAATGGATCCAGTTGGGTATTCATAGGACCAGAAACAGCAGAAGGATTCGGACTGACCAGAGCGAGAAGTACCACACTGTTTGCTGACACTGGAACTGAATATCCCGTAATTTTAATAACAGTTTCCGATATAGTCATAGGAATTGTTTCATCCAATCCGTTCACTATTAAGGCAAGCAATTCAATTGCTGGCTTTAGCACGCTTGATGCTGGCATAACACTAAACTCTAGCGTTTTTGTTAATGGAAATCTAAAGGGCAATGCATCAACAGCAACGGCACTTGATAGCACAAGATTAATTAATGGTGTAGGGTTTAACGGAACACGAGATATCACAATAAAGTCAAGCACCACAAAAAATCATCAGGCAGGAAACTATATCACTGGCAATGACTTTGATGGTAGTTCAACAGTAGAATGGTCAGTTGATGCATCATCGTCAAATCAAATTGGCAAGATAGTTGCAAGAGATAGCGGCGGTGATTTTTCAGCAGGTACAATAACGGCAAATCTAACTGGAGACGTAGCAGGTAACGTTACTGCTAATTCAGGAACCAGTAGATTTGATGTGATAGAAGCGAATAGATTTGTTGGACAGACACTGACTGGAAATGCATTTAGTGCAACAAAATTAAGAACTGCCCGAGATATAAACGGCGTACCGTTTGATGGACAGAGTGACATTACCATAACTGCAAGTGCAAGAACGCTTACTGACACAGCATTGGCAGCAAATATTGTTAGTTCGCAGTTAGAAAGCGTAGGAATTCTTAATAAATTAGATGTTAATGGAACGATAACAGTAAGCAGCAATCACACAATTGCAGCCAGCGGTAGCGGATCAACAACGACTTCCACTAGATTAATGAGGTTGGTTGCGGATGACGGAACTGCAACTTCCGTGGTTGATTTAATTTCACCCGATGTTTCAGTCGCCGCAGGTTATGGATCCAAGGGCGCAATCATACCAAATGTTGATCAAGATGTGGATCTAGGTAAGAGTGCTAGAAAATTTGATAATGTTCATGCAAATACATTCAATGGCAATCTAGTAGGAAATGCTGATACAGCCACGTTAGCAACAACCGCTACAAATATCGCGGGCGGAGCCGCAGGCTCGGTTGCTTACCAGACTGCGTCTGGCGCAACTTCGTTGCTTCCTATCGGAGCAGCCAACCAAGTTTTGAAATCTACCGGAACAACAGTTCAGTGGGGAGCACCTAGTCTATCAGAATTAATACCTGGTAGTTACATCACAGGTAACAACTACGATGGACTATCTACACGAACATGGGCAGTAGATGCTGATTCAGCAAATACTGCATCGAAGGTAGTTGTAAGAGACTCTAGTGGAAATTTTGCAGCAGGAACAATTACGGCAACACTTTCGGGAAATGCAACCACAGCAACAACTGCTAATCTACTAAGCGGTAGCAGAACCATAAATGGAGTTGTTTTTGACAACAGTGGAAACATAACAATAACGGCAACAGATCCAAATGCTGTTCCTAAGGCCGGCGGAACAATGACAGGTAGATTAACACTATCTGCAAATCCAACAGCAAATTTACATGCAGCAACCAAGCAGTATGTTGATGCAGCAGTTTCGGGTAGCAATATTTTATGGGCAGGTGCCACAACATTATCAAACGTTCAGGCAACATATGCTGGATATCCTACTGCAACCAAAGTTGCATTTTGGGAAGAAAGAAGTTATACAAGACCTGCTAACTCAAACGGTGGTAGTGTTAGTATTTCGGATAGATACAGAAGAGTTGTACAAAAACAGGCAAATGGGTCATGGAGTAATATAGGATAAATATGGATATGAATAGGCAACCAGCACTAGCACAATTCAATAAATTAAACAGAAAGTTCACAACAGTTCTTGGAATGGTTGATGATGTTTCACTACTTAATCATGACCTGTATCTATACCGAGAAATTGAAATTGACTTTGACAATGAAAACGTCAGAGGAAACTATGATACCTATGAAATTTATGATATAAACGAAAAGCCTCTCATGACAGAGGATGGATTAAACACACTTGCTAGAAATAGAATAGTAGACAAGTATCCATTAGAAATACAGTTAAGCATACTAGGAGATGTCTTAGAAAAAGTTGCAGATGCCAATGCAATAGCATGCGAAGATTTAAAAGAAATGAACGATTTTATCTCTGAAGTAAGACGAGTTAATGGTATTAGAAAAGAATACTTTAAGTCTAATCCTCAGGTTGAGTACAAGAGTACTGAAGATATTGATTCTGAGATTGCAGAAAAATATGAAGGTGCGATACAGGAGTATGGTGATGACATACGTGATATCTAATTACTTGGATAAGGATACTGCTATCAAGGTTAGAGAATACGCAGAAAGTCTTGAAGAACCGAGATGGGCAAGACGATCAAAGTTAACACCTCCAAGACAGGTAGAAAATTCATCCTGTGCTTATGATTTCTGTGGTCATTCGCAAATGCCTGAACATATTGTGGAATTTTTAAAATCAATAGCACCACACTTTGAAGAACATAGACTAGCAGAGATAGCAATAAATAGATACAACATAGGTGATTACCTAGGCAAACATAGAGATTTTGATTATTACAGAAAAAATCTTGTTATTTCTTTACAGGATGGAAATGATGGTGTTGCTATAGATGATGATAATCAATTTATACAGGATTCAATAGGCAAGGGAATCTGCATTGATGGCATAGGACCAGTACACAGTGTTGCTCCTGTAAACAACAAAAGATATTCATTAGTATATCTTTACGAGTAGGAAATTATGTATACACAAAGAGAAACATTAAGTTCAGAAAGTTTAACAGCATTAGACAATCTAAAGTCTGTTGTAACATTTAAGGCAAACAGCACTAGGCTAGGAGCAAATAAATTTGACAAACTAAGCGTATACGAGTTTTCAAAATGGAAGGATTGGTCCAGAGATCAGCGGGCTAATTTCAAATCTTGCTTTACTTCAAGTGATGTAGACAAGAGTGTAATAGGATGGTTTTTAAGTTTTCCTGCAAATACAGGATTTTTAGACACAATGAATGCATGGCAGGATGCAAAAGCATCAGGAACTATTTTAGCATACAGTTTGACTGCAAATAATAAGATTACTATCAGCGGTACTGAAGTTACCCTAAATAGAGGTGAGGGCATAGAATTTTCGCTAACAAATGAGCATTCAGTAAGCATTTTAGCGTCTGAACGCAATTGGGCGTGTTTGATGCTGATGAAGTAAAACGATAAATACAAATGAACTAGGAAAAAAGCACAATGGCATACCAAGTAGATAAATTTAATGGAACTTTTTTAACATCCGTAGCGGATGGAACTATTGACACGACCACTGATTTGAGATTTGTTGGTAAAAACTATGCTGGATATGGTGAAGTTCAAAATGAAAATTTTCTACATCTTCTTGAAAACTTTGCTAATACTACTGCACCACCTAAGGCAGTAGAAGGACAAATTTGGTATGATAGTGGAAATAAAAAATTAAAATTTTATGATGGCGCAAAATTTAAGTCAGCGTCAGGAGCAGAAACTAGTGCAACTGCACCGGGTGGTTTAGGCATAGGAGATTTTTGGTGGGACACTTCAGCCAAGCAGATGTATGCCTGGGACGGCGGAGCATTTATTCTTATAGGCCCAGAAGCATCACCAGATCTCGGAGTAAGTGGTGTTGTGGCACAGGTTGTCAAAGACACTGGAAACGCTAACCATTCAATTCTAAAAGTATTAGCAGGCGGCAAGACTGTAGCGATTGCTTCACAAACAGCATTTGCTCTTAACAGTTCTGTAAATCCTATCGATGATTTTACATTAATCAAAAAAGGATTAACACTAGCAAATACAGATTCAAACGGTATAAGTGCAGATGATTACGTTTATTGGGGAACATCATCCAACTCTTTAAGGCTTGGAGGATTACTAGCCAGCGACTATATCACAAAAGGTACGGTTGAATTTTCAAGCACAGTTTTTTATGATGATCCTGGTTTAAAAGTTGGAGACCAAAGAGACCTACACATTTTTATTAACAGTGCGGATGAGCCTAGAATAAACAGTCTACTAGGAAATCCTTTGGACTTTGTTATTACCGATGGTGGTATTGATTATAAGACTGCACAGGTGACACTAAGTTCTTTACGTCCAGGCACAGACAACAATTATGATTTAGGTGAAGCCAGTTACAAATGGAGGAACGTACATGCACAAAATGTTATCTCTAATGTAACGGGTAATGTAACGGGTAATGTTACGGGTAACACTACGGGTAATGTGTTAGCAGTAGATACCCAGGTAATGATTAATGCTACCACAAAAGAAATAGGATATACGGGTGCAACACTTAAAGGAACACTAATTGGTAACGTAAGTGGTAACGTTACAGGAACAGCATCAAATTCTAATAATCTTAATAATATTCCGCCATCAATTACAGTTCCAAGTCCATTAGCCCCTAGCATACCGATTAGAGATGCCAGTGGAGATATTACTGCAAATCAATTTAAGGGAACTGCTGATGAAGCAGATAAATTAAATGTTGATGGAACATACAGAGTTGCAGATACTGATCCTGTTGCGAGTACCATAGCAGCAAGAGACAGTTCAGGAAATTTAGAAGCCGTTCTATTTGAAGGAACAGCAACATCTGCAAGATATGCTGACTTAGCAGAAAAATATCTAACAGATAAAAACTATGAGCCAGGCACGGTTGTGTCAGTTGGCGGCGCACAGGAAGTTACAATGTCCAAGGAAGGTGATAGAGCACTTGGAGTTATTTCACAACAACCAGCATATATGATGAATGCACATCTTGCAGGTGGACAATTTATTGCTCTTAAGGGAAGATTACAGGCTTTTGTGATAGGAAAAGTAAACAAGGGCGATAGGCTTGTGGCAACAGATAACGGATACGCAAGAGTTTCTGAAAGTTCAGCGGACGTTTTTGGTATTGCCTTAGACTCAAGCAATTTAGAAGAAGTTAAAAAGATTGAAGTGGTAGTACTATAATGGCAGATATCAGAGCCAGTGACATAAACACAATCAGACAAAAAGTTACTGATGTGTTAGGTCCAGGTGCAACTACCTTTGGATACGGGCAAACAGTTTATAGCTCACCAACAACAGCAGGAACAATAATTCAAAAGACACAATGGGATGCTGTAAGATTTGATATCGTAAATTCTTACATTCACCAAACAGGAAATATCCCCAGCGCCATTACAGTAAGCACACAGGACACAATTACTGATGATGCTAGTGGTGCCTATAAAAATTATGACTACTTTGGTGATGTACTAAGGAATAATAGATTTGATGTAGCAACAGGACAATTTGCTATATCAGCGATAGACACAAAGACTACAAGTTCTAGTTGGAATACAAATGCATCAGCAGAAATAACAGTTAATTTTGCAGACGCTGACGAAGGTAGATACTTTTTTAATTCAGGCGGAGCCATAAGAATTAGTTCAACACTTACTGGTGGAACAAGTTCACAGGCTAATGCTTGGACAACTCTACTAACAAATGTTGGAGAGCAGGATTTTGTTGGAGATTTAGTTGCCTCTAATGGTTATTATACTCTCACAAACACATATCAAACTTATTTTTCTAGGGCGGCTAGCACACCTTACAGTGCTAACCTATATCAACTGAAAGCAAAGTGTGACGTTGCCGATAACAGTGCAGGTACAGCACAACAGGTTACTATTAAGATTGAACTGAGTGATAGTTATGTTGATCCAGGAGCGCCTGCTCCGGGTGATTTGGTAGATGGAACGCTTACTATAGTAGCAGAAGAACTAAAAGCAACAGGAATACTTCAACCAACCGGCGACCCATTCACAGTTGCAGGACCAAATAGTTACTCTATGTCAGCAATTAGTCTCACTTAATATAGTACCGATAAATACTTGTGAGGTAAAATATGGCAGGTGTTAACCAAAAAATTAATAAAGATGACTATAACGCTATCCAAACGATAGTGAAAAATGTCTTGGGAACTGGATCTGGAACATCTGGATATGGACAACCCGTGCTTAGTGCACCTGTTACAATTTCCGATTCAGTTACAGTAAATGAATACGCTGCTTTGAGATTTGATATTGTAAATGCATACAAGCATCTTTACAATACTTTACCACCCGATGTTGACTCACAAACTATTGGTGGCAAAGTAAGATATGATGTAGCACCACCTGATGCAGCACCTGTAAATTATTGGCTCACAGTGGCTAACTCAATTAATGCAAACAGGCAGGGTCTAGCAGTTGCTGGACAGCGTGTATCAGTTAATCACGGAACACAAACTTTTTCAAGCGCATGGGGATCATCTGCACCCGTAGGTAGTACTCCGCAATTAACCTGCCAAGTGGATGTTGAATGGTCGACTAGTGAACAGGCAAGGCACTTTTTTAACACAGGAAGTTCACTGCAATTTACTAGTTCGCGAACAGGCGGAAGCACTTCGGCTCAAAATACTTCATGGACAAATCTTTTAAGCACTGCCGGCACCAGAATATTTTCAGGTATCACCCCAGGAACAGGAACATCTCCAAGCAATGGACAGAATTGGTTTAGGGCAAGGAACACGGCAGACTCGTGGAGTTTGGTATCAGCATCCAGTCCCTATGCACTAAATGAATGGAATATTACAGTGCAAACCAACGATACTCCTGTTGTAACAAACAATAGCACAGGAAGCAGCAGAAAATTAAGGTTCTTTCTATATTGGAATGACAATCACTTTCCACTAGGAGGTGATTCGCAATCTGGATCACCAGTACAACCGGGCGGATACGGACCGGATACAGTTGATGGAACCATATCACTCACAGTCCAAACTGTAAAGGCCTCAGGCGTTTTGGAACCAACAGGTTCTGGTAATTTTGAAGTAACAACGCCAACTGTTACTATTGGTGCAATTACAAACTAAAATTTTCCTACCCCACTAGACCCTCGATAAATAATATGCTACTATAATTAATAGGAGATATTATGCAGGAACAACTAGATAAGGCACTTGAATTTGCCAATTACAGGCAGTCATTTGCCATTCAAAGAAAAACACTCAAGGAAAAGGTAGACGCAAAACTAACCTACGGCTTTAACGGTGGCATATTTAAAATTGATAGAAGCCTACTCAATTTTGTCGAAATGCTACTAGTCAAGGGAAGAACGGAGAACGTTGTACTTCTGGATGTAAATGATAATCCAATCTCAATTGAAAAATTGGAATTGTTTCGTGATGAAGTATTTGACAGATACTTTACCGCTACTTTCGAGTATCTCGAGGAATATCAAAAAATCAAGAAGGCAAGATCCGTAGAAACTCTGTTAGAGGTATAATATGAGCAAGGGTATTGTATTATTTGCTCACAACAATCGTCAGATTGATTATGTCCGCATGGCTATACTTGCTGGTAAATTAGCAAATAAAAATCTCGGTGCTCCAGTTTCACTTGTAACAGATCCTTCCACGATTGATTGGGCAAAGGAATCCAATATAGAAAAGTCTATGGTGGATACATTTGAAAATATAATAATAACACAGCGTCCAGCAGAAGGGTCAAAGATAAGGAATTATTTTGACGGTAAAAATAGAACTCCTGCTCCTTTTATCAATGGCAACAGATTTAGTGTTTGGGATCACACTCCTTATGATAGAACGCTGATGATAGATACAGATTATCTTACTCTGACTAACGACCTTTCCAATTATTGGGATGCTGACGAAGATTTATTAATAAGTCCAAGATATAATGACATACAGGGAAAGGAAAGAATTGGGTATCTTGATACTCATATTTCGGAAACTGGAATCGAAATGCTGTGGGCAACAACAGTAATGTTTACCAAGAATGAAAACACCAAAACATTCTTTAATTTGGTAGAACACATAAAAACAAAATACAAGATGTACAGTGACGTATACAGATTCAATCCTCTCTTATTTAGAAATGATATAGCGTTTAGCATAGCCAAACATATTATGAATGGTTATCAACCTATTGATGAGTATGCCCTGCCTGGCATATTCTCAACTGCCGACAAAGACATACTAGTTGATGTAAAAGATGGTAGATTAAAATTCCTGATAGCGCAGAACAATGGTGACAGTTATGTTGCTACTAGCGTTGCCAACAAGGACGTTCATGTAATGAACAAGTTCAGCATAATGAGAAACTATGATAAATTAATGGAGTTGGCACAATGACGTTTGGATATTTAATAGTTGTAAATGACAAACAGGATACTGACTATGCAAAACTAGCGTATGCACTTGCCCTAAGCATAAAGAACACGCAGAAGGAAGGATATGATAAGGTAGCACTAGTAATCAATGACAAGAATAGAATTAAAAACTTTAATTCAACTTGGGTGTTTGATCACGTAATTGAATATAAAGGACCTGAAGGTTGGGATACTAGATCCTACATGGATGTCCTTACTCCGTGGGATGCCACGGTGTGTTTGGATGCTGACATGCTGTTCCTGAGAGATTACAGTCACTGGGCAGAATATTTTATTAAAAATAGTGAACTATACATTGCCAATAAATCCTATACCTATAGGGGAGAACAAGTTACTGGTGACTACTACAGAAAATGTTTTACAGCAAATGAATTACCGAATTTTTATTCCTTTTACACATTTTTTGTTAAAAATAGCAATCTCTGTAAAGATTTCTTTAATCTACAGAGAGAAATCATAAAGAAACCTGAATTATACGCAAACAATTTTCTTACAGAATACAAGCCAAAGATTGTCGGTACGGATGAAGCATTCGCACTGGCAAGCAAGATACTGGATATCACTGATGAGATTGCCTATCCATTAGAGTTTCCTAGGGTAATACACATGAAGGGCATGATACAGAATTGGCCCTATGCTGCTGAGGATTGCTTCGATCACATAGGATTCTATTTTAATAAGAAAGGCAAATTAAAACTTGGTAATTTTGAACAGAATGATATTGTTCATTACGTTAACAAGGAAAAGGTAACGCTGGAAACAGTAAACATATTGGAGGAAATAGCATGGAAGAAAAACAATTAGAACTTCCTGATTTTGATGAGTGGATTAAAACCTACGAGCCCGAGACGATAGTATACAATGCTGCGTTTGATCCTGAAACAGGTAAGGTATTGGCTGTTGGTCCTAATCATACAGTGAATGATAAAAAATACAAGAGTGTCATTCAACTAGAATCAGATACTGCTGAAAAAATAATTTCAGGTGAGATTAAGATGAGCAAATGTTTCATTGATCCTGAACAGGGAGAACTTGAGATAGTTGAACGCAAGGATCTATACAAGATAGATGATGTGCTGCACAGAATAATTGTAAGAAAGTATTCAGACATCAAGAAGCCAGACATCTATCTTGAACACAATAGCAAGACAAATACCATGACTGTTGAACTAAGTGAGGAGTATGGCGGAACATACAAACAGAAAAAGGGCGTTGACATTGCAAAGCGCAAGATGTTCTGGGACGGTGAAACTGAATTAGATTTTACAGTTACAGATTATAACGACCCTAATGTTATCACGGATAATTTTATCGTGAAGGTAGGTGACTTGGTTGGCAACAAAGTTGAACTAAAGGAACTGAATATTCCACGATTCTTTAGCGTGTACACAAGACGCCTGTTCAAGAACTATATGATTGAGGAAAGATGAAAAGAGTAATTGAGTTTGATGTATTCTTCCTGAGCTATGACGAACCAAACGCTGAGGAAAACTATGCGGATCTATGCAACAAGGTTCCGTGGGCAAAAAGAATACACGGAGTAAAGGGATCGGATCATGCACACAAGGCAGCAGCAGAACAGTCAGAAACTGATTGGGTGCTAACAGTTGATGCTGACAACATTGTGTATCCGGAGTTCTTTGATGTTGAGATAGACATGGACAATCCAGACATCCAGGCATACAGTTGGTGCGGACGCAACAACGTGAATGGCTTGAGATATGGAAATGGTGGATTGAAACTGTGGAATGTTGAACACGTTAAGAATATGAAGACTCATGAAAATTCAGACAGTGAAAGGGCACAGGTAGATTTCTGTTGGGAAACGGGATACAGAAACTTCCCCAAGACATACAGTGACACGATTATAAACTATAATCCATTCATGGCATGGCGTGCGGGTTTCCGCGAAGGAGTCAAGATGACACTAGACGGAGGACTAAAGGTTCCGCCACAAGAGATTGAAAAGCGTGTGTGGTGGCACAACATGCATAGATTGAGAATGTGGAGCACAGTGGGCAGCCACGTTGAGAATGGTTTGTTTGCAATTTATGGAGCGAGGTTGGGAACATATCTTACTAACTGCACTGACTGGGATCACGTGCAGGTAAGAGATTTTGAGTGTTTGCGAGAACTGTATAACGAACAGTGCAAACAGTATGAGGATGGATTTGGATTGGAACAGGAAGTAAAAAGATTAGGCAGCGAAATACGCAATCAACTGGGAATAGATTATCCCAACCTTGATGAACAGATGAGCCGCTATACACTAAAATTATACAACGAAGCAATTAACATGGGCACAACCTACTATAGTCAAACTTATGTATGATGTATTTCTTGTCAGCAGTGGAACAATTAATGGTGATGCTTGGAGCAAGTTCAAGCAGAGGTTTCCCAATGCACAGAAGGTTGAACACTGTGACACATTTAGAAAGGTAGCAGAAAAATCACTAACCAAGCACTTCTGGGTAGTTTGGGACAATCTTAACATAAGAGAAGACTTTGACTTGGGCTACAAGATACCGGAATGGGACACTGATTACATACACGTATTCAAGAATGGCAAGCATCATGATGGAGTTTGCTTATTTCCCAAGAATGCAAAAGTTTTACAGAGAGAATGGGACTATCGTTTCTTTACAAACAAGAAAGAAATAGTAATACAGTCCAGCACACCGACGCCTTATGATGTTGCATTCATATCCTACAAGGAAGATTTTGCCGAAGCAAACTATAAAAAATTATTGGAGCGTGTGCCATACGCACGGTGGACACGTGATGTCAAGGGCATACACCAAGCACACATAGAAGCAGCCAAGCAGGCAACCACGGACATGTTCTACATAGTTGATGCGGATGCTGATGTGGTTGAGGACTTTAAATTTGATATGCAGATACCATACTATGACTTCAATGCGAGAAAGAGCGTGTATGTTTGGCGCAGCAGGAACCCCGTCAACGAGTTGGAGTATGGATATGGTGGAGTAAAACTGTTTCCACGACAGCTCACCATAGACATGGATACTTCAAAGCCTGACATGACTACCAGCATATCGGACAGTTTCCGTCCAATGGATACTGTTGCAAATTCGACGGTAATCAACACGGATCCGTTCACTGCTTGGAAGAGTGCGTTTAGAGAATGTGTAAAGTTATCTAGTAGAATAATAGATAGACAAGATGATACAGAAACTGCTGAAAGATTGGATGTATGGTGCACGGTTGGTGCTGACAAACCCCATGGTGAACATGCGATTAGAGGAGCCAAGGAAGGCAGAGAGTATGGAGCGAAACACAGCAACGACACGGAAGCACTATACAGAATAAATGATTTTAAATGGTTAAGGGAGAGGTTCAATGAAGGATAAGGAAAGAATACAGAGCTTTGAACCCATGATGGATGAAATATCTCCAACCTTCTGCATGGCAAAATGGCATCACACAACAATATACCTGCAGACTGGAGAAACACATTCGTGTTATCATCCTGCTCCACACAAGATTCCGCTGGAGGGACTCGAAGAGAATCCTAGCCAACTGCATAATACACCACAAAAGAAAGCCGAGAGGCAGGCTATGATAAACGGAGAGAAACCCAGCGGATGCCAATACTGTTGGAACATTGAATGCATGGGCAAGGATTACATAAGTGATAGGAAGGAAAGAAATGCAAGTATCTATACTAAGGACAGATTTGCTGCAATTAAGGCAGACCCTATGGCTGATGTTAATCCGCAGTATGTAGAAATATCATTTGGTAACGAGTGTAACTTCAAGTGCGGCTACTGCCATCCCAAGCACAGTTCTTCATACCACAAGGAGATTAGAGACTTTGGTCCCTATGACATGGTAAACAATCATAGGAATGATATTGATTGGTTCAAGATATACGAGGAAGAGAAAAATCCATACGTGAAAGCATTCTGGAAGTGGTGGCCCGAACTGAGAAAGACGCTAACCATCCTGCGCATCACAGGAGGCGAGCCTCTGCTACAGCAGAGCACGTGGCGCATGTTCGATGAGTTGGAAAAGAATCCAATGCCCAATCTGGAACTAAACATCAATTCAAACTTTGGTGTTAAGCCAATACTGATACAGAGATTTGCTGACAAGGTAAACAGCCTAGTTGAAAAGGGCTGCATCAAGGACTTTAAGGTATTCACCAGCATTGACACGTGGGGTGAACAGGCAGAATATATTCGAACAGGACTTGACTTGAAGTTATGGGAACAGAATCTTGATACCTATCTAACCAAGACACGCATGCCGCTCACGTTCATGATTACGTTCAATATACTAACTGTAACAAATTTTAATAAACTGCTTGAAAAGATTCTGGAATGGCGTGTGAAATACAACAGTGACAATCAAACCAAGTGGCAGCGCATACGCTTTGACACTCCCTATCTAAAGGAACCACTACAGTATGACATGAACATACTGCCCAAGGAAGAATTCGTTCCATACATGAAGCAGCATCTACAGTTTATTGCTGACAACACGGATGATGCCGACAGGCACAAGTTCAGCATACTTGAATACGAAAAGTTTCGCAGAGTGGTTGACTACATGGCAGCAACAAACTACACGGCAGAGCGTGTGGCAGAGGGAAGGCGTGACTTTTACAAATGGTTTACGGAATATGACAGGAGACGAAGTGTTGATTTTGTAAAAACATTTCCTGAACTGGAGAAATTTTATCGTGACTGCGCCAACTAAAACATTCTGCATACTGCCTTGGATACATCTATATGCCAATCCCAATGGTGATGTGTTGCCCTGCTGCGTGGGAGATTGGCAACAGCCCATGGGAAACATTCAGGATGGCACGCTGGAAACGGTATTCAACAATGAAACGTTCAAGGAAATGCGCAGAAACATGCTGTCAGGCAAGGACTGTTCGCAGTGCAAGGCGTGCTACAGGGACGAGGCGGCTGGCAACAGCAGTTTCCGCAAGCATTCAAATGAGCAGTTTGCAAAATACATTGATGATGCGGTAACCAATACCAATCCTGATGGCACGATTGATGATTTTAAATTAAGATATCTTGATGTAAGGTGGAGCAACATCTGCAATTTTAAGTGCCGTTCATGCGGTCCTCTCTATTCAAGCAGTTGGGCAAAGGAACACGGCAGCAAGAATGTGTATACGTTTGCAGGTGGCAAGAACAATGATGCACTGTATGAACAATTTTTACCACACTTTGACACCATAGAGGAATTTTACTTTGCGGGGGGTGAGCCTCTGCTCACGGACAAGCACTATGACATACTGGAATATCTAATTGAACACGGCAGGACTGACGTAAAACTAAGATACAATACCAACATGAGCGTGTTAAAATACAAGGACAAGAATGTGTTAGAC